CGTGGGTGATCGCTCCATGACCAGGCCGATCAGGGACGACGAGGGCCTGGTGCCGCTCCATGGGCGCGACAGAAGGAACTGGTTGCGGCGCTACCGCAGGCAGCAGGCCATCAGCAAGCGGGTGCCTGTCGCGTCTACCCAGTGGAACGATCCCGACTACGACTCGCACAAGCAGCGGCGCATCCCCATCAGGAGCGCGGATGTAGATGTGGACCACAGGATCGCCGACACGATCAAGTACCTCAACGATGCTGGCGCATGGACCAACTACTCGTGCCAGGGCAGCAGCAAGCGGGTGGACGGCCACGGCAAGGGGTACATCGCCTTCCATCACAGGGTGAGCGAGGAGAAGGCCGCAGCCGAGATGAAGCGCCTGGGCATCACCGCCAAGAGGAAGCACATCTACGACCCCAAGACCGCCAAGGGCAACTGGCTCTCCGGATCTGGCGAAGCACCGGACGATGCCGTCGTGGTGGAGCGGCCCATGTCGTTCAGGCACGGGACCAAGATGGTCCGCCACGGACCCATCTACCGCTTTCCCGTGGGAATGAGGGCCGGGATGAATTCCAGGGCCAGGGCACTGAACAAGGGGAGCGAACGTGGAGGAGTGCGCAAGTCGTACGGATACCCTGGCCCCATGACATCACTGGCCGAGTTGGGCGAGATCAGCAAGGCGCAGTCGAATCCCGACGCCGCCCTGATGTACGGGGGAGGCGCTGCGGCAGGGGCTGGCGCGCTCTCAGGGGCGTACGCGCTTCGGGCCAACGCGAGGGCCAGCCACATCAAGCGCGGGGGCAAGTCGATCAAGACGGACATCGCCAGGACGGGGAACACCCGAGCGGCAGCGGCGACCGCCGCGAGCAACGCGAACTGGCAGGCGCTCCGCTTCAAGGCGAAGGCCGACAGGTTGGAGTCCAAGAAGCCGCTGCTGAGCAGGAGCGGCAAGATCAGCGGGCACCGCGCGCAGCAGGGCGCTTTCGAGCAGGAGACGCTCAAGCACCAAGGACTCGCCAACTCCGCGCAGGCCGAGCAGGATGCCTTCAAGGCCGCGTACCACAAGAAGATCCGTCCTGCCGCAGCGTTCAAGATGCGCCGCAACATCGCTGGTGGCGCGGGCGGCGCGCTCGCCCTCGGGGGCGCTGGCGCCATCGCCGTCGCGATGCAGCGCCGTCGCGCGGGGATGACGAGCGATCAGGCCCCTCCGCCCCAGGGGTGATCGTCCTCCATGCTGAGACTCGCCAGGCCTCCCGTCACCAAGAACGAGTTGTGGTACCTGGTCAAGGCGCTGTGGAACGTCGAGATCCCCAGGAAGCGGGTGTGCGAGGGTCATGTCGCCCCGTTCGACGCCTTCGCCGAGGCGTTCTTCGGCAACGCCAGCAACTACGCGCTCTGGTACGGGAGCCGTGGCACGGGCAAGTCCTACATGCTCGCGCTGCTGGCCCTGACCAAGGCGGCCGTGCTCGACATCAACGTCACGCTGCTGGGCGGCAGCATGGCCCAGTCGCAGAACGTCCACGAGCATGTGGCCGACCTGCTCCGCAAGCCGAACGCGCCCATGTACGCCATCGACAAGAACATCCAGACCGAGATCGGCTTCATCGCCGGTAACTGGATCAGGCCGCTGCCCGCCTCGCAGAAGACGGTGCGCGGGCCGCACCCCCACATGACGCTGCTCGACGAGATCGACGAGATGGACAAGCCCATCTACGACGCCGCCATGGGGCAGGCGATGCGCAAGCCCAACGCCAGGGGCGAGTTGATCAACGAGATGGTCGTCGCCTCCTCCACCTGGCAGAACCCCGAGGGCACGTTCAAGGAGGTCATGGACGACTGCCTGGCCCGCGACCTGCCCGTGCGCACATGGTGCTACCGCGAGGTGCTCCGCACGGAGGAGAACCCGACCGGATGGATGGACCCCGACTTCATCGAGCGCAAGCGGAACACCGTCACCATCGAGATGTTCCGCGTCGAGTACGAACTGGGAGAGCCGTCCGGCACGAGCCGGGCCATCGACGTGGACGCGCTGAACAGGTGCCTCACCGACGCGCAGCCGATCCGCGAGATCAAGAAGTTGAACGAGCACCTGATCGTGTTCGAGGAGCCGGTGCCGCACGCTACCTATGCCACCGGGGCCGACTGGGCCAAGGAGAACGACAAAACGGTGATCGCCACCTGGCGCATGGACGTGGAGCCGCGCGCGCTGGTGAAGGTCCACACCATGAACCGCAAGCCGTGGCCCGAGATGATCGGCCACTTCAACCGGACGATGATCGACTACCAGGGCAACAGCGCCCACGACGCGACGGGCATCGGGAACGTCGTGGGCGACCTCATCGACGAGACGACGATCAAGTTCGTCATGGTGGGGCGCGAGCGCACCAGGATGCTCACCGAGTACATCAACGCCGTCGAGCAGGGCGCGTACTCGATCCCCAGGGCCGCTGCGAGGTTCTTCAACGCGCACAAGGCGGCGACGGTGGCGGACGTGTACGGGACCGGCGATGTGGCGGGGGCGCACCTTCCGGACGAGTTCGCAGCAGGTGCGCTGGGCCACCGAGCGGGGACCAGGGGCGCGTTCGCGGCATCGGGACAGGGCACGCCCAAGTCCAAGGGCGAGGACTCCCTGATGCCGACATGGATGAAGGACATCGACCAGCCGCTCAAGGAGCCCGTCTACAGCACGGTGCAGGGAATGGTCATGGAGGTCGCCCGTGACGACGACATCGGCGTGTTCTGGCTGGGCGAGTGATCTAGCATGGGCGCATGGCGTCGCTCTCGGAACTCGGTGAGATCAGCAAGGGACTGCCCAGCATCATGCGCGCTCCAGGGGCGGTGGCCCCCAAGGGCTTGCAGGCCGGGGAGCGGTTCAGGGCGAATCAGATGGGTCGTGCCGCCTCGCGGCACTTCGCGTCCGGCGGCGGGCAGGGGAATCGGATCGCAGGCGAGGGCCGACTCCTGCGGATGCAGTCGCGCAGCGGGTCCAGTGGCGCGAGGGGCTTCGGCGCCAAGCCCGAGCAGTGGAAGAAGGCCGAGACAACGGCGGACAGACTGCGCGCCAGCAGAGGGTGGTAGGCGGCCATGGCATCGCTCTCGGAACTCGGTGAGATCAGCAAATGGAGTCCGCAGCGTGGAGAGTCGAAGGACGACTTCTCAGCACGCCGGAGGCGCAACAACGCGGCGCTCATAGGAGCCGGTGTCGGCACCCTGGTGCTCCCCGTCCTCGGCACGGGCATGGGGGCGCTCGCCGGGTACGAGGGTTCCAAGCGGAGGACGAGGAAGTTGGCCGAGGAGCAGAGGCACTGGGGCGACCAGGGCCGTTCGGGCCAGCGCCGGTAGCATCCGTGCATGGATGATGCTGAGACCATCGACGGGCAGTTGGAGTTCGACCTGGGCATCGGCCCCGCAGCGAGGTCCACGGACCCGGACACGAGCAGACTGGCGGCATCCCTGATCAGGGCGAGTTCCAGGAGCCAGCGGGTGAGGCTGCTGGAGGTGTACTTCCGCCAGTTCCTCACCGGGCCGAACGCCCACGGGCTCACCGCAGACGAGGCCGCCGCGAGGGCGGGGCTCATCGGGAGGAACTCCTGCTACTGGAAGCGGTGCTCCGAACTCGCGCAGGAGGGGATGATCGAGGACACCGGCCTGAGGTCGGACGGACTGGCGGGAATCCCGCAGATGGAGCGGGCGCTGACGCAGACCGGCAAGCGGGTGATGGAGTCGAGGCTGGATACGATGGGCGCAGCGAGAGGTGCTGGAAGTAGGCTTGGCGCATGACGACGCTCGCGGAACTCGGTGAGATCAGCAAGGCCAGCGACGGAGACATTCCCCCTGGGTATCGGAGTTCGGCGCTCCAGAGGATCAACCCCCGCTCGCGCACCTATGTCAGGGAGGGATCAGCCCCACAGCGCGTGCTCCTGCCGTGGGTGGGCGGGATCTCCGGCGCGCTGGCCGGTCGCGGAGCGGTGCTCGCGGCCACCAGGGGGAAGGTTCGCGGCCCGAACACGCTCGGAGCGGCGCATCTCGCCGGAGTTGCGGGAGGAAGCCTCACCACGACCGCCGCCCTGCACAGGAACATCAAGTCGAAGGACACCATCTCCATCCACCGCAAGTCGGGGCGCCG